CTATCGATATTTGTGCAGAACGTTTTGGATTAGGTATACTTGAAAAGAATATAGTACATTTTAACGACGAACACTTTAATGGTACTCCCGATGTTATTACAGATGAGTTTGTAATCGATACTAAATGTTCATGGGATTACGTTACATTTTTAGATGCTATAACAAGTCCAATCAATAAAGACTACGAAGCACAATTACAAGTATACATGCATTTGACTGGTATAAAGAAAGCAAAGTTAGTCTATGTATTACTAGATACACCTGCAGAAGCTAACTATGGTAATGACATCTTCTATAGTCACATGCCAATCAACGAAAGGTTTTATAGTTTTGACTTGAAATATGATTCTGCTATGATTGAGCAAATGCAGAATAAAGTAAATAATTGTAAAATATTTTTAAAAGATTATGATGCAAAAATCAAATTATTACTACGATAAAAGAGATAATACTGTTGTCACGTTATTACTACGTGGCAATGGTTTCATCCGAGTGCGTCCAAATAAAGGACTAGATATAGTAATGAGTGTAGAATGCTTTGAAGAAAATTTTAAAAGGATATGATAATTAAATTAACAATGAAGTGCGGAGACATTATAAGGTTTGAATCTGGTAGAGACTTCGATAAAATATCAGAGGATATACTTAATCAACAATGGAGAAGAGTAAAGGATTTAGAAGGAATTAAAGTTGTATTTAACATAGATAATTTAAAATATATTAGTCATGAATAAACAAATAAACAATACCTTTCAAGTGCTATGCCTTATGCAAGTAGCTTTAGAGAAGTTAGAAGATATGCATGAAGGCAACATCTTTAGAGAGAATAACTATGATGTAATATACAACTTCATCAAGTATCTCGAATCACATGTTGAACCGTTGACAAGTGAAATTAACGTACAGGAGTCCGATCAATATGTTTACATCACAAAAAACATTCGTAAAGTAATAGATAAAATTAGAATCAAATGAGTAATTTTAAAAAAGGAGATAGAGTTTACCACTTTCAACATGGATGGGGTGAAGTAATTAAACCAGTGTTTGAATGCGATGTTTTAGTTCGTTATGAAACTGAAAACTTAATAGGTGATAATTTTCAAATTCAAGTTGTTGAAAGAATGTTAAGGTTTGATTTTCTATCATTCACAGAATACACCTTGCAAGGATTTAGTCAAGAAAGACCAGTTGAACTTCCTGAGATTGGTGAGTTGTGCTTAGTAAGAGATGATGAGTCTATTCATTGGAGAGTTCGAGAGTTTGCTTTTGAACATAACGGAACATTTTATGTTAAAGAACCATGCGGGAGTACAGATGGTTATGTCTATATGAAAAGAATTAAAATACTTGACTGATGAAAATAATAATCGTAATGTGTGTTTGGTGCGTTCTAACAAGTTTTAAAGCTACTTACTATAGTGATGTATTCCACGGTAAAGTTATGCGTTCAGGTCAAGTTTATGACGCAAATAAGTTGACTTGTGCAAGTAATACACATAAGCTAGGAACTAAACTAAAAGTAACTAACTTAGACAACGGAAAGAGTGTGATAGTTAAAGTTACCGATACAGGATCATTTCGTAAAGTAACACTAGACCTATCAAAGAAAGCGTTTAGTAAGATAGCTGAATTAGATAAAGGAGTAATAAATATTAAAATAAAAAAGATATGACAAAGAAAGAAGAACTTAAGTACAATTTGAAAATGGAACAGCTTTTAACAAGTCAATTGTTTGAGCAGATAAGACAATTAAAGCATGAGAACGCAACAATGCGAGATGATTTATTCCAGCTTAGTAAAGACTATTTCACACCGAAAGATGCAATTGTAGCAAAGGTTATCGAAGCATACAAAACAAGGTCAGAAGTTGGGATAGCGAAGTACGGAACAACACTAGAAGATAACAACACCGATGACTTCCTACAGCATCTACAGGAAGAACTTTTTGACGCTACTTTGTACATTGAGAAACTTAAGGATATTGCATCAAAATTAAATAAATAATAGTTGCATATCAAAATAAATTATTATCTTTAAGCAATTAAAAAATTAAGTTATGGAAATCAAAGGAAGAATTAGTTGGATCGGTGAGATTCAAAACACAGGAAAAGAAAACAGAGTATCGTTTGAAGTTACAGAATTAGAAGGACAATATCCTAACTCATTAGTATTAGACATATACGGAAATGAAAAGGTAGAGAACTTTTTTAAATTCAATATGATTGAGGACGAGGTAAGTGTAGAGTATAACTCTAGAGTATTCACCACTGCAGATGGAAGGAAGTTTAATAATCTATCATCTTGGAAAATAACAAAATGAATCCTCAAATAGCAGAGATAGCTAAGAAACATAAGGACTGGACACGTATTGTTCAGTCTTTTGGCTGTAAAACAGAAGCAGAGGATGTCGTTCAGGACATGTATCTTAGACTAGATAAATACATCAAGCCTGATCAACAAATATCAACTTCATTCGTATGGATAACATTACGCAACATTTACTTTGACTTCTTAAAGAAAGAACCTGTAACGTTTGAGCTAGATAAGACAGTTTCTGAAGCCGTTTGCGAGACCGAAAGTATAATTGCGTACGAAGAACTAAATAAACGCGTTAGAGATGAACTTAATAATGTTAATTGGTTTGATAAAATGCTATTTGAACTTTATGTTACAAGTGGCAAGTCAATGCGAAGACTAGAAAAAGAAACAGGAATCAGTCTTTCTTGTATACATTACACCACTAATAGAACAAAAAAGCACTTAATTAGTTTACTTAATGAGGACTATGAAGATTACTTAAACGAAGATTACGAATGGCTAAAAGAAAAGCACAAGGACTAGGGGATACAATAGAGAATGTACTCCAGGCAACAGGAATAGATAAGGTAGCAAAGTTTATATTAGGAGAAGATTGTGGATGTGATGAACGTAAAGCAAAACTAAACGAACTTTGGTCCTATAGAAAGAAACCACTTTGCCTTAATGAAGATGAATATCTTTGGCTAAACGAAGGGGGGTTAAAGAAAGCAGAGACTTCCCTAGTAGATTCTATGTTGATGCAAAGAACACATAATAGAGTATTCCAAACAGGTAGATTAGAATATACTTCTTGTGCTTCTTGTTTGAGAGATCAATATCAAGATTTAAAGAAAGTATATGACGCATATTAATAACGATATTATACAAGTAATATATTCAGGCAGATTCTTTTTTGTAATATGCCTTAATTGAATAAACAATACAAAATCATATGGCAGGACCAGGAGGAGCAAGACCAGGAGCAGGTCGCAAACCAAAAGATGAAGAGAATAGAATTAGGGATTTAATGATGCCTTATTCACTAGATGCAGTTCAATGCCTTGCTAATATAGTAGTTAGTGATAAGTCAAAGGATGCAGATAAGATTAGCGCGTCAAAGATAATCATTGAGTATTCATATGGCAAACCAAAAGAACGAGTAGAAAACGATATAAATATTACTGGATTAGAATTCAACATAAAGGACATAGTTACATTTGATAAATGAAATTCAATTTAAGTCCAAAGTACACTAGTTTATTTAAAGGAGATTCAAGATACTACGTAGTTACAGGAGGAAGAGGATCTTCAAAATCATTTAGTGTAAATGCATTTTTATTATTGTTAACATATGAATCTGGACATACGATATTATTTACTCGTTATACTCTTACTTCTGCTCACGTATCAATTATACCTGAATTTATAGAGAAGATAGAGATACTAGATAAGTTTGAAGACTTTCACATTACAAAGGATGAGATAATAAATAAGAAGACTGGCAGCAAAATATTATTTAAAGGGATAAAAACTTCTTCAGGACAGCAAACAGCAAACTTAAAATCATTAAGTGGTGTTACTTGTTTCGTACTGGATGAAGCTGAAGAGTTAACAGATGAGGATGTATTTGATAAGATAGATTTTTCTATTCGTGCTAAAGATAAACAAAATAGAGTTATATTAGTTTTAAATCCAGCTATGAAGACTCACTTCATTTATCAAAAGTTCTTTGAGTCAAAAGGAGTTGAAGCTGGGAGTAATGTAATCAAAGGAGATACAACATACATACATACGACATACCTAGATAATTATAACAACTTATCTGAAAGTTTCTTAAATCAAATACAAACAATAAAAGAGAGAAGACCTGATAAGTATAAACACACAATACTTGGAGGATGGTTAGAGAAAGCAGAAGGAGTTATCTTTACCAATTGGAAGATAGGACAATTCAACAAAGATAATGGAAGTGTATTCGGGCAGGATTATGGATTCAGTAACGATCCATCGACATTAATTGAAACGTCAATTGATAGGACAAACAAAAAGATATACATTAAAGAGCATATACATAAGCAAGGTTTAACAACAAGTGAACTAGCACAACTAAACCAACAATTTGCAGGTAGAGATTTAATAGTAGGAGATAATTCAGAACCTAGATTGATAGCAGAACTTAAAGCTAGAGGTTTAAATATAGTAGCAACAATCAAAGGAGCAGATTCAGTTAAATACGGTATAAGTTTAATCCAAGATTATGACTTGATTATTGAAGAAAATTCCGTAAATTTGATAAAGGAATTAAATAACTATTGTTGGCTTGAAAAGAAGAGTGAGACACCAATAGACAAATACAATCACTGCTTAGATGCAATGAGATATGCGATTAGTTACCAATTAGCTAATCCAAACAAAGGAAAGTATTCAATTTACTAAATACAAAATATGAAAACAGAAGTTAAAGAAGTATCGTTCCAAGTACCGAACAAGAAAAACATCATTAGAGATGTAACATTAGAACTAGTGGAAAAGTTTAAAGCTGAACATGGTTTTAATTGGAAGTTAGCAATGTACGAAGCTATAGATAATGAGATAATGAAGTTCCAAGGGAGCTTAGAGTATTGGAAAGCTATTAGAAAGAATATTAAATGAAGTTAGAATTAGTAATACCAACATCGTTAAGCGAGATACCTTTGATGCACTACCAAAAATACATGGTAGTTGCATCAAATAAGGATAACTCAGAGCTGTTTATATCACAGAAAATGATTGAGATCTTTTGTGGTATAGAGTTAAAGAATGTAGTTAATATTAAGCTGTCAGATGTTATTGACCTGGTAACACATTTCAAGAAAATATTTGATAAGAAACTAGAACTTAAAAGAACATTCGAGATTCAAGGTGTGAAGTTTGGATTCATTAATGAACTTGAAGATATCTCATTCGGTGAGTACATAGATTTAGAATCTAACATTATCGATGTACAATCATTCCACAAGGCTATGGCTGTAATGTACCGACCTATTACGAGTCAGAAAGGGAATAAGTATACCATAGATAAATATAGCGGCACAGCTAACTATGCTGAATTAATGAAGTACGCTCCTTTAGATGTTGTATTACCAGCATCGGTTTTTTTTTGGAATTTAGGAAACGAACTATTGACAGCTACCCTGTCTTATTTGGAGAGCAAGATGACGAAGAAGAGCAAAACGATTTTAGCGAAACAACTCAATTTGGACAACGATGGGGATGGTATCAATCAATATATCAACTCGCTAAAGGAGACATTACAAAGTTTGAACGAGTTACAGAACAAGGACTTTTTGAGTGCTTAACGATGTTGACATTTGAGAAGCAGAAGTCAGAAATAGAAAATAGACAAATAAAAAAAGCGCATGAAAGGGTACTATGATTTTACAACAGCATTTCACGATTTCTTAATAAGCGATCCGTTAGTAAACCAGGTTACGAAAGGGAGCTTAGATAAGATTACAAATGCTAAAAAAGATATGTATCCCTTAGCTCACGTAATGATTGATAATGGTGCGTTTGAATCAAATACTATTAAGTTTAGTATTACATTAATTGTAATGGACATAGTAGACTATACTAAGGAAGATTTGACTCACTTATATTACGGTAATAATAACGAGGATGATATCCATAATCAAACATTAATGATTTGCCAACGTGCATTTGAAAGTATGCGAAGAGGGCAAATGAGTGATGATTATTCTATAGAGTCTGACACGGCATCTTTTGAATTCTTTGTTGATAGATTTACGGATGATGTTGCTGGTTGTACTATGACATTTGATGTAGTAATGAGTAATGAAATGACTATATGTTAAACGTACAGGAAGAGTTAGATAAGTTTAAAAGGTATGTAATAGCTAAGTCTAAACTTAATCTAAAAGAACAGGATAGAAATGTAACTAGTAAGCTATACAACTCTATTAAAGGTGAAGCAAAAGCAATGCCTAATTCTTTCTATCTTAACATCTCGATGGACGAACATGGACAGTATTTAGACCAAGGTGTTAAAGGTAAAAACTCATCTGCTAAAGCTCCTAACTCACCATTTAAGTTTGGGAGTGGTAAAGGCAAGAAAGGTGGATTAACTCAGGGAATACAACGATGGGTTAAAGCTAGGAGGTTTCAGTTTAGAGATAAGAAGAGCGGTAAGTTCATGTCGTATGATTCTACAGCATTTTTAATCACCAGGTCGATATATTCTAAGGGAACTAAACCATCATTATTCTTCACAAAAACATTCAATAAATACTTTGAGAAATTGCCTGAAGAATTAATCGTTAAATACGGATTGGATGCTGAAGAGTTATTTAAGTATACAATTAAACAACCTAAAT